TGGCGTTCCAGTTGTCGACCTGCTTTTGCAGCTGTGCAGCGGTAGGGCGTTTAGGTGCTGGCATTTCTGTTTCCTCCGTTGATTTCCAAAGCGCCCGGTCTCCCAGGCGCTTCAGTAAATCTGTGGGCCCGGTCCCGCAACTGGCGTCAGACCGGGTTTACTGCATCAGCGGTGTGCCGGTGACCCGCTACTGATTGCAGGCTCGACGGTCGTCTTCGGGGTGGCTACGGGGCTTCCTGTTCACCCGGCTCGATCAGCGTTGCCGGGTGGTCATAGGTCTTACAACATGCGACGTACAGCCCCTAGGCGCCTGGTTAAGTAGGCACATCGCATGAGGTCCGGCGCTCCTCATAGCCGAGGCTCGGAGCGCTAATTCTGTTCGGTGAATCTCCCTTCATCCGCTGGGATTCGCGGTGCGCACTGCTTGCCGGGTCGTTCTCGCGGTTCTGGCATGTCGCCATCGTCAGCCGTACAGGGTGTTCCCTGTCGTGGGCAGCCTTTCGGGGCTGTCTGATCGCCGGTCGCCGGTAGAGGCAATGCGGTCTGTTGTTTGTTGCGCTGATTGTTAAAGAGCAGCGGGTCTTGTTAGGCCCTGGCGCCAGTTGCTGCGGCGATGAGGTAAATATGTACTAATGGTTCACAGTGGTCAAGTACCAAAAGTACATATTTTTTCTATGGGCGAAAAAAAGCCCGCTCAACGGCAGGCTCATGGATCAGATCAGGCGTGGAAGGTGAATCTCAGGAATGAAAAAGCCCGGCGCTGGGCCGGGCTTATGCGGGGACTGCCGATGTGTCAGGGCTCTATTTCGCCATGGAAATTAAGCTGCTCTGGATTGGCCTCTATGCTCGCGAGGGACCTTGCCAGGATGCCGACTGTACCTGCTCGCCTATATATCTGCTTATCGTGAGTCCATATTTCTTTTGCGCCGGCCGCGACCGAAATGGCAAGAATTTGCCGGTCGTACTTGAGTTTTGCCATCGTAGAATCAGGATCGAGCATCTTCATTTCCTGATTGCTGACGAGCATCGCACATTCAATTGCGGCCAACTGATCAAATGGGGATATTTCGACGCATTTGACGCTGTTAATGATGTCGAGGTGCTTCTGGTAGCTATCCCTGCGAATGCCTATCAGGTACTCGGCCAGAACCGGTGCCGGCAGCACCACGACACCTTTTATCGCTTCGATCCTCTCTACAAGCGCCTGAGCTCGCATAAATGCATTGTCAACGATCTTGTCAGTCTCTGGATCTCGAAGGTCTTTGGCTCCTTCGTTTTGCATGATCTGGACTAGGACATTTGTATCTATGACGATCTTCAATCCTAACCCCTAGTTTCCAAAATACTGGAATGGGTGCTAGACATATCATTCCAGTCCACCCCTCCCGCGGCTTTGAGCCTGGCTATAGCTTCCTTGAAGCCAATATCTTCCAGTCTGATGAACGAGCTGATCTTCAGCTTTACCAGCTTCCAAGCGCCATCACTGGAGCGCACCCATTCTCCATCTCCATGCAGGCGCACCGGCTTAAAGAGTAGTTGAGCGAGCCGCTCCGCAACTGCGACATCCGCCTCACAAAGAAGGCTTTCATTATCAGCGCCCTCAATTCTGACCGGCACCGTCTCATCCTTGCCGCCAACACTATAAAGCCGCCCCTGAATACTGGATGGCTTGATTATCCTCAGGGGCGGATCTTCAAGCTTGACGCTGGGGAACTGAAATATTTTAGCTCCTTCAGATCTGATTGATCCGCCAGTGCAGTCGGCGGACATAAATTCAGAAAGCGTCTTATAGGCAGAGATCGCCGTCTTCTTCCCCAGTCCGCCAGAAACTTCCCGGACCTGATTCATAACCAGCGGGAAAGCTTTTTCCTCGATATAAGATTTCAGTTGGGCTGACCCGGCCTCAACGCAGTCAAAATGAACCGAGTCCTCGCAGCCATAGAAGGCGGACAGGGCCCGCAGGTAGTCCGCAAGCCGCTTCATGGAGAGTTGGCCGGGAGTCAGGTCGTCGAGGTAAAGCGTTAACTCTTTCATGGCTTGATTATAGTCATGCGTCCATTTCAATCACTATAGACAATCGTCAGTCCCTACAAATCCCCGCCGCGCCAGATAACCCGGCCCAAGATACGGTGCTCATAGATCTCGCCGTCAGGCAGGCGCTCGTCGGCGTATTTGATTTTGTCCGGATTGTCGCTACGGATGATCCAGCCATCGAAGTCGGATTTCACCAGGCGCTTGACGATCGTCCCTCGGTCCTGGCTCTCAATGACAAATATGTGCCCATCTGCCGGCTCGATGCGAGACTCGTCAACGAGCAGCACATCATGATGGGTGATTGTCGGCCACATGCTGTCTCCATCGGCGTAGATGATCTTCAGGTTCTTCGGCTTCGCGCCTTTAATGCGCAACCATTCACGCTTGAAAGCCAGGCCGCCGCGCAGCGACACATGCGGGTTGTCGTGGCCTGAACCGGCGGCGGCATAAGCGTAGTACTGCGGGATTATGACGTGGGTGTCTTCATTGACGTCCGCTTTCTCCAGCGCCCCGGTCAGCTCTGGAGTCGCGGCCGGTGGCTGAGGGGCGGCAGGAGCATCCTGAACATCCCCACGACCGTACTCCAGCCACTCCACACGAACCCTCAGCGCCGTAGCCACCGCGAGCATCTTGGCGCCGCCTGGCATTGATTCGCCGTTCAGCCATTTACTGCTGGCCTTTGGCGTCACTCCAGCCATTTTTGCCAGGCGAGCGCCAGCGCCCCATTCCTGGATTTCATTCAGCGCAAGCGCCTGCTTGAGCCTCGCGACAAAAGCATTTCGTATTTCTTCGATATGAACCATGGGTTCATTAACGCATGGGCTTGCATGTACTTTCAGTTCCGACATAATATGTACTGTAAGTTCATATTTAATCCCGGAGGCCTTATGCGGCCGCTCAAAAAATCGATTGATGATGCTGGCGGCGTTCCTGCCGTGGCCCTGGCCTGCGGCAAGACTCCGAGAGCTATTTACAAGTGGCTTGTTGCCGACGCTTTGCCGCGCACCGAGTACACGGGCGAAACCCAATACGCCAAGAAAATTTCAGAACTGGCTGCCTCAAAGGGCAATCCGTTCGATCCCGCCTGGCTGCTTGCCGAGGCGCACCCAAGAAAATCAGCCGCTTAACCAATTCCCATAGCAAGGAGCATCACCCCTATGCACGCAGACCCATCCAACAAACGTGACGCCGTTTGCAAGCTTCGGTTCACCCAGCGCACCAAGCGCCAGCTCCAGATGGAAGCAAAGATGGCTGGCATGCAGCTGGCCACCTATCTGTTTGAGTTGGCACAGCTTGGCCGAGCTCACCGCGCCGCCGAAGTTGTTCGTGAAATCCATGGGGTGCGTGACCAAGACAATCATAAGACGGCTTGAAGGCCCTCAGGAGGGGCTATGCCCGAATTTGACTGCGAATTTAGTTCGCTCCCCGAGGAGGCCCAGCAAGAGATTCGAGAATTAGCCCGAGAGCTTGGATGGAGCCTTGATTTGGCGACTGAAGAGTACCTGTTGGCAGCCAGCTCAATAGCTGCATCAGGACGGGTTGTTCAGAGCTCACGCAAAGCACCAGTACTGGAGCTTGTGAACCACAAAAAGGCCCTCGTTAAGGGCTAATTGCTACCGGAGAAGATCATGAATTTGACACCCAGAGAGCGTGAAATCGCAATTCAGGCCATCGCAGCTCGCGCGACTGGCACACCCACCCAGGCTGCCGAGCAGATCCTGAAAGGGATATCCGCGCTCGACCACCACGGGAAACCCTTCGTGGTTTGGCCCGCGTGTCTGCCATTTGACGAAAAGGTCGAGGCTCTTGAATCAGAGCTGAAAAAAATCCGCCACGCCGAAAAGGAAATGGCGGATTACCGGACTAAGTGGGAGTCAATGGATTCAGCTGCAAATCCCGAATCCCAAGGAAAGAAAAGTCCTTCTGAAGCTTCTCGTAAGCCTGGGAAGGCAGACGAAAGTCCACAAGCTCTCGGTGAAGAAGCAGCAGAAGCGCCTGCTCAGTTAGTGAAAACGCCTGCTCTGGGGTCCAGTGATGCTTATCAATAAGGTAAAGCTGAGCAGGCATCAACCCTTCGAGCTTTTGCCAGTGAGTGGCGTACTGCTGTCGGTACTTTTCGCAGAAGCAGAAGAGCAAGTAGCCAGGATAAGCCTTGTAAGCAGCCTCCCTAAAGTCTTGGTCGGTAACACTGCCCCCCTCTGGAAGCGCTTTGTGCGCCTCAGCATCCATGCGATCTCGCCACTCGCTCTCGTAACTAATTGCTTTCGTCGTGAAATTCATATGCCCGGCCTCCGAGGCCTTTTCGTGTGGAAGCCAAAAGCTACCACGGATGCGCTGGGCACCCAATTCAAGCGAAACACCAAACCGCAGGCGAAAAAAAACCACCTGGCCGGGTGGTTTCTTCAACTGCATTCGTAACAACACTGTGAGGTCGATTATGCACACGTCTAATACCCACGTCCAGAACCAAGTTAATCCCGCGACACGATTTCAGATTCAGCAGAACGTGTCGCGTCACACCATGTCGTCACGCGAGATCGCAGAGCTTGTCGGTTCTCGCCATGACAAGGTGAAGCAGTCCATCGAACGCCTTGTCGAGCGAGGCGTAATTGCCCAGCCCCCAATGGGGGACGGGCCAAAATCCGCAAACGGCGTTGTGATTCAGGAATACCTGGTAAACAAGCGCGACAGTTTTGTTGTGGTCGCCCAGCTCAGCCCTGAATTTACCGCCGCCCTGGTAGATCGCTGGCAGGAACTGGAAAACGCATCCGGCCGAGTCATCGCCACACTTCCCGACTTCTCCAACCCCGCAGCCGCCGCCCGTGCCTGGGCCGAACAGTTCGAACTGCAACAAGCCGCCAATCAGGCCCTGGCCATCGCCGCTCCGAAAGTCGAGTTCGTGGACCGCTACGTCGAATCGACCGGACTCAAGGGCTTTCGCCAAACCGCAAAATTGCTCGGCGCTAATGAGGCCCGCTTCCGCGAATTCCTCATGGACAAAAAAATCATGTACCGCATGGGCGGCGAGTGGCAGGCCTACCAGCCGCATATCGACGCTGGGCGCTTCGACGTGAAGACCGGCACCAGCGACAGCGGTCATGCATTCAATCAGGCCAAATTCACCCCCAAGGGCGTCAACTGGGTTGCTGGCCTGTGGGCTCAATACAACCTGCAGGAGGCTATGTAATGGCCTACCTCAATTGGAGTGACGCGCCGGACTGGGCCACACACATCGTTGGCGACTCTGATATCCCCTGCATCCAGTGCTGGGCAAAAAAGGTCGGCAACAACTACTACAACGAGACTTTCCAGCAAAGCCTGGTCGCCTCATTCCATATGGTGAATGACGATATTGATGACGAGCCAGGTATCTGGATGGTCGTCAGTGCTCGCCCTGTATCTTTGAAGGAGGGTGAGTAATGGCCCGCATACGCACGATAAAGCCCGAGTTCTGGTCCAGTGAGCAGGTTATGGAAAGTCAGCCTATGGCGCGCCTGCTGTTCATTGGCCTCTGGAACTTCTGCGACGACGGTGGCAATCACCCTCTGGCGCCTCGCACGATCAAGGCCTTGGTGTTCCCCGGCGACAGCATCACCTCTGATGAGGTCAACGTATTGCTGGGCGAGCTGGAAGGCGTCGGCCTGACCCGGAGCTACATCGTCGACGGCAAGCACTACGTTCACGTTGTTGGCTGGAAACATCAAAAAATTGAGAAAAAGAACTTCAAGTACCCAGCGCCTCCGCAACCAGTCAACGACCTTACACCGAATGATCACCAACCAGTCAGCGACGAGTCGTCGAATGGTCGTCGACCGATAGACCCCGTAATGGATGTAGATGTAGATCTGGAAGGGAATGGAGAAGATCAACACAACTCACATGGTGCGCATGAGCAAGGTTCTCCAGATACAGAAGGCACCGTCGACCCAAAGGTACCGAGCGAAATGTCACTGGATTGGATTCCTGATGACAAGCTGCTGAAGGCGTACGCGTTTCGCACGGCAATCCCTGTCAGCGCCTTTACCAATGAAGCCACTGCCTCTTTTGTCTGCCATTACTCGGCATCTGGCCGCTTCGAAACTCAAGCCTCTTGGGTGAGCCTTCTGGTCAAGTGGGTGAAGCGCGACACAGCCACCGCCAGCAACGTCCGCCAGTTCCCGATGAAGAAGCAGGTCAACGGCCCTGACTTCGACGACAACGCTTGGGCTAACGACATGGGTGATCTATGACCCAGGCCAAGCCAAAGGCACCGCAGAGCGCAAGCAAGCTTCTCAGCACCATGGGCAACTTGCCGCCAGTTGTCCCCGTCATCCCGAAACAACTCCCTCCCGGCACCGTGGACGTCGTCAACGCTCTGTTCAAGGAATTGCAGGCGATCTTCCCGGCGTGGAAACAGGCATGGCCCACCGACGACGCTCTTGGCGCTGCGAAGCGGAGCTGGGTCAAGGCGTTCATCGTCGCCGAGATCAATACCCTGGAACAGATCCGGTACGGCCTGCAGAACTGCCGTCAGCACGGTAGCGACTTCGCTCCAAGCGTTGGCAAGTTCATCAAGTGGTGCCTGCCAACACCGGAGATGCTGAACATCCCATCACACGACAAGGCGTTTCGCGAAGCCCTGCTGAATCTGCACCCGGCCCGCGCCACGTCCCGCGAATGGTCGCACCCTGCGGTTCGCCATGCGGCCCTGCAATGCGAGATGCACAACCTTGCAGACCTGGTATCGGACAAGGCCAGCAAGATCTTCGACCGCGCCTACGACATCACCATTCGGATGCTGGTCAACGGCCTGCCGCTGGAAGACATCGCGATCGGCATCGGCCATGACGGCCAGAAGAGCGAAGTCGAACTGGCCGACGAGCACGCTTCGCGGTTCCAGGCGCGAGTTATGGAATATCAGGGAATCCCCGCTGACGGCGCTTCGGCGCGCGCTCTTCTGATGGCGAAGTTTGGAAAGAGGGCTTCGTCATGACCGACGCTCAGCGCAACACCGTCAACCAACTCGTCGCCGAAGGCTTCAGCGTCGTCCTTGCAGCCAAAGACATCGTTCGCCTGATCAAAGGCGCCGACAAGCGCGTGGTCATGCAGGACGGCAGCCAGAAACGAGCCCACCACGTTACTCGCAAGGAGCGCATCTGATGCCCGACTTCATCGACGAAACCCAAGAGCGCATGGATGCCGAGCTGGCATCACGCATTGCCTCTCGGACGATCTACACCGGCCAAAGCGCCCATGAGTGCGACTGCGGCGATTCCATCCCCGAGGCGCGGCGTCTGGCTGTACCGGGCGTGAAAACCTGCGTGGCATGTGCTGAGCGCGGCGAGATCAAGCGCAGGAGTGTGGGTCATGACTAATCGAATCTGGGTCGCAATCGCTCTCATCGTCGTTTTCATGGCCGCCATTGGCGTTAGCGGTCCTGTGCATCGTGTTCCGGCGCCGGTTCAAACAGGGGAGTTGTTCCGATGAGCGAAATCACAAGATGTGTGATTGGAATGCCTTTCCATCTGGCCATGTCCAGCGAGCTTTCCCGTCGCCAGTTCTACAGCATCGCCCAAGCGCTGTTTGCCGAGAACGAAACCCTTCGCCAAAACGCCGCCCGCTACCTCCACATCCGCGAACACAGCTACGTCGAAGTGGTATGTGAATCACCCCGTGTCAGCCGGTGGGCACCTGAGCGTCTGGATGCGCTGGTGGATGCTGAGATGGCGAAGGGGGTGAATCATGGCTGACAAAATCAGCGTCAACTGCCCGACAAAGCTCTCAGAGGCGATTACCAAACTGACCGCCATGTACCGCGAGAAGAAGTTTGTCGTCGTCTCTCTGCGTCCCGGCAAGGATCGCACCCTGGATCAGAACGCCCTGTGGTTCGCGTTCTACAAACGCATTTCCGAGATGACCGAGATCGGCGACCCGAGTGATGCCCGCAAGTACTGCAAGTTGCACTTTGGCGTGCAGATCCTGCTGAACGATGACTCCGGGTTTCAAGCCGCCTGGTACCGGGTCATGCGCCATCTGCCCTACGAGGAAAAGCTGAACATGATGGGCGACTGCAAGCTGTTCGGTCCGGACGGTTTCCCAGTGACCAGCCTGTTCAATCGCGCCCAGGGCATCCAGTACACCGACCGCATCGTCGCCTACTTCACGGGGCACGGTGTGTTCTTCAGCGATTTGTTGGGGGAGAAGGCAGCATGAAAACGGGTGATTTGATCCTGTATCTGGCAATTGTCGTCCCATGGGTAATTGGTATCGCTATAGCCAAGGGTTTCTGGATGGTACTGGGCTGCGTGGTGCTTGCGCCCATGGCCTGGGTGCTCACTGCTCAGCACTTCTTGGGGTTGCCAGCATGAAAACCCTAAAGGCCCTGAAAAGGGTAGCTCTCTGCCTCGCCGCCTTCATCGTCGCGGGGCAGTACCAGCACGTCATTGACTATCAGTTCGGTGGCTGGCTGTGAGCAAACAAACCAAATTGACCAAAGCGGCGCGTGGCCGGGATTGCCAAGTCCGTTTGCCAGGGTGTCCCAACAACACCGACACCACCGTGCTCGCCCATTACCGGCTGGCCGGCACCTGCGGCATGGGCATCAAGCCGAACAACCTGCAGGGCGCGTGGTGCTGTGTTTGGTGTCACGACCGCATCGACGGCCGGGCCAAGTACGACATGCCCCGCGACGAGATGCGCCTGTACCACGCCGAGGGCGTACTGCGGACCAACGACATCCTGGTGAGCGAAGGCAAGGTGGCCGCATGAGGGCTGCCACCAAAGCCGCGCTCCCGGTCCCGGCCGAGCATGAAGAGCAGAAGGCGCTGATCAAGTGGTTCGCCATGCAGTACCCAAAGATCGGTAACAGGCTGGTGGCGGTGCCCAACGGCGGCGACCGCGATCCACGGGTAGGCAAGAAGCTCAAGGCCGAGGGTGTCCGTTCTGGCTTTCCCGATTTGATGCTGCTAATCCCGCGCGGCGCCTTCATGGGCCTGATCATCGAAATGAAGCGGGTGAAGGGCAGCAAGCTTGAGCCAGAGCAGGCCGAATGGCTCGACTGGCTGAATACGCAAGGTTTCATGGCAGTGATTTGTAAAGGCGCCCAGGCGGCGCGCGACACTATTAAGTCTTACCTTGGGGAGGGTGCACTATGAAACTCATCGGAGCACGTCAGGCTTGGGCTGACAGCCAGCACGAATCGAACATGTCGATCAGCGCGGTAGCGGCGGAGAGCGCCCAGACCGAAAAGCAGGTCAAGCGATCCCGGTCAGCGCGCCGGGAGGTGATCTTTGCCGCCCAGGGTGAAGACAAAGAAGCGCGCATCCGCGTGGTGCGTAAGCGCATCAATATCGCCGAGACGCGCCGCACACCCATCGGGCGCTCGACAGCTCGCGCCGCGCACCTGATGACCATGGGCAAGATCCAGGCTGCAATCGAAACGCTTCCCTTCCAGGTCCAGCAGTTCGGTCACTACCTGTATCACCCCTGCATGACAGCCATTCACCTGCTCAACGCTGAAAAGCTGATCTGGGCTGACACGGATTTCTCTGCGCTCACAGACGCCAAGGCGGAGAAGGCGCATTGCCTGATCACCATCGCCCTTCAGTCCTATAAGTCCGAGGTGCACGGCGGTGCTGAGTACGGCCCGGCCCGTGTCGCCGACGGCATGAAGAAGATCTACGGCATCAACATCGACCCAGGTAACTGGGATCGGGATTGGTTGAGCATTTGGAACATCATCCGTGACGCCATTGAAGAAGTGGATATTCAGGCGCAACAGCCTGTCTGGCAGGTGATTCACGCGGAAAGAGAGGAAGATGCGGCATAAAAGTTGACATGAAGGGATTTTGTCAGTACTTTTGCCATAGTGCGCAACTTACCACTGACGCACAGGTACAATGAAAAGCCCGGCCATCGTGTTGGGCTTTTTGCTATGTGGGTGAATGCGTAGGCTGATACGAACGAGTGGCGGAACTGGTATACGCTGGGGAGAGGTCCGAAAGGATAGGACGAAATCCTCGATCCCCTTGTCCCTGAATTAACAGGGACTGCGCGCAAGGCGTGGCGAAAGCTCTGCCGGTTCAAGTCCGGCCTCTTGGAAAACTTGCAATGCCGGGATCAGCTCCGGCCACCCGCACCCTTTATGTTGGCGCAGCCCAAGCGGGATGATGCTCTGAATCGGATGAAGTAGAGCCCGGCGGCCCCGGACCGAAGCCAAAATGCAGGTAGCGCTGCACGCCGACACCCAATTTCAAGACCCGCCCACCGAGGCGGGTTTTTCGTTTTCAGCTCCTCCACGCCCATTGCTTCGGCTGGGAGTGCCGCAGGGGCTGATTCAATCCGCAAGCGCTACGCCAACCCTTGATCTTCCGGAGATCTCCCCATGATGCGATTCATCAAGTTCTGCGCGCTCGCGCTGAGTTTTTGTTTTGGTTGTGCGTTCCATGCTGCCGTTGAGCGGCCAGCGCATTACCTGGCTTTCGTGCTCGGCCGCGTCTGTGAGTTGTACGGCGTCAGCGTGACCCGCATGCACCTCACGCTCGCTTTGTGGCGAACAGGTAGTCAATCTACCGACGAAACCCTGAAATCCAATCTGCGCGCCTCCAGCAATCACTTCGTGATGACCTCCGCCAAGCCAATGCCCGAAAGCTACGGCTTGTCTCCCTGCTGAATACGCCTGGTTGCGATAGAAAAAGCCCGGGCACATGCTCCGGGCTTTTTGATTGTCGTCGAGGAAAGCGCCTGTTCTGACGTTTTCCCGAACACATTCGAATCCCTGTGCTGCTCCCCGCAACACTTTGGCCGTCATGCTGCGGCCTTTTTTATTCGCACATGCCCAAGCAAGAGGTCCGAGCATGGAATTCTTTCATCGCCTGCTCGACAAGACTGACTTGTTCTTTGCGGGCCTCATTGGGGCCATTGTCGCAAGCTGGTGGCACAAGGACGATCTAACGGACTGGCGAGCATGGATGATCTTTCTCGTCACTGGGGTAGCCTGCTCGCTGTACCTGACTGGAATGGTCAGTGAGCGCCTCGGCATCATCGAGCCCAACAACGTCGCCGGCGTCGGCTTCCTCCTGGGCACATTCGGCGGCTCTCTCATGGCTGCCATTAACCGAGCCATCAAAGCCGCTGACCTTTGGGCGCTAATCCGCTCCAAGTTCGGGGGAGGTACGTGATGAACCTCGAATTTATGAGCACCCTCACCATCGGCATCATCTCTGCGTGGGCTGTCTGGTGCGCCCTGAGTCACAAGGTCAAGGACGGCATCGTGGGCAAGCTGATCTACGCGGTCATCGCCATTTCCGGCTACGCGATCGTCACCCGCACCGAGACGATGTTCTTCACTCCCTCGGTCGCTGGCGTGACCTTTCATGCAGGCCTGGCCATGGCCGGATTGCGTCATTACTTCATCGTCAACCACTGGTCGACGGTCAAGGTATGGCTCTGCAAGTACCTGCACTGCGAACACTGCCTCAGCCAAGCCGAGCAGATCGCGAGCAAGGAGTCGAAATGAAGCTCCCCAAATTCCTGAAATCCTTCATCGCACGGATTGCGAAATATCTGACTGAGGTATCCGCCGTGACTGATGAAACCCTGATTGGTTCTGATGGTGCTGCCGCATTGGTTGTGGCTGCTCCGGCTGCAACGCCTGCAGCTGTTGATGTCGCCGTGTTCACTCAGGGCGCAGCAGAAGGTCCCACCTACCCAATGCCAGCACCAGTCGCGCCTGCGCCTGTCCTTGCGCCAGAGCCAGCCAAGCCCACCGCCAGCGCGCTGATCGCCAAACTGGAAGCTGCCCTGACCGCTATGGGCCATGAGCTCCCAGTGTTCTGGGATGAAGCTGTGGCACTCGCCAAAAAAGCCGTTTAGGAGATCACCATGAGCAATACCGATAACGACGTTGGTCTCGACCAGCCTGTAGACCTGCCTGCCGATCAAGTCGAGCAGCCAGCACCCGCGCCAGTCCAGGCGCCAATCGTCGAGCCTGCGTTCAACACCGACAAGCTCAAGGCCGTCCTCACTGCTCTGGGTGCATTCACCGGCAACGTCGAGAAGTATTTCGATGATGCGGTAGCGCTGGTGAAGAAGTCGCAGTAACCATTCCCTCAGGTGGGTGACTCCCAATGAAACTGCTACTGAAACGCCAGGGCGATAAATCCCCCATGGTTGATGACGCTCACTCGACCGGCGCCGACCGGATGGACTTCCGTCCGCTCACGCTTCATACCGAGGACGGTGAGCCGTTGCCATCCCAGAAGAGCGTGATTATGAACAGTGGCCCAGAAGGCTCTACGGTCACTGTCACTTTCTTCCTCGACGGGAAAGACGTCGTGGTCGTCGGTGATTAGTTCGATAGTCAGGAACCCCTATGACAGCCAAGCAAACCGACTGGGAGGCAATCGAACGCGCCTACCGGGCCGGATTGCTTTCCATCCGCGAGATCGCATCAACGCAGGGCATCACCCATGGCGCTATCAACAAGCGCGCCAAGCGGGATGGCTGGGAGCGAGACCTCAAGGCAAAGATCCAGGCCAAGGCCGATTCACTGGTATCCAAGCGCACGGTATCCACTGAGGTATCCACCAAACAGGCGGATACCGAGAGGGAGATCATTGAGGTCAACGCCGAGGTCATCGCCAATGTGCGGATGGCCCACCGCGGCGACATCTCACGCGGCCGGCGGCTCACGAATAAGCTACTCGACGAACTGGAAGGCCTGACCGATAACCGGGAGCTGTTCGAAGAGTTGGGCGAGCTAATGCGCGACCCTGACGACAACGGCTTCGACAAGCGCAATGACCTGTACGGTAAGGTAATCAGCCTGCTGGGTCGCTCCAAGACGATGAAGGAGATGGCCGAGACGCTGAAGACTCTGATCTCCCTGGAGCGCCAAGCCTACGACCTCGACACCAAACCTGGCGGCAACGACGCCGACGAGCTATCAAAACTGATGGACGATCTATCGAAGGAAGCCTGACGCATGAAGCCCGAGCATCTAAAGCTGCTCCGGGATAAGCGTTGGAGGCTGAACAATCTCTACTTCATCACCGACAAGCAGGGCAAGAAAGTCCGCTTCCGGATGACGGACGAGCAGATTGAATACTTCGATGGGATGCACACCCGCAACATCATCCTGAAGGCTCGTCAGCTTGGTTTCACGACCGAGTGCTGCATCATCCAGCTCGACGCCGCGCTTTTCGAATCGGCGAAGTGCGCCCTGATTGCTCACACCCTGAACGACGCCAAGCGCCTGTTCCGGGAGAAAGTGAAGTTCGCCTACGACAATCTGCCTGCCGAGATCAAAGCGGCCAACCCTGCGAGCAACGATGCCGCGGGTGAGTTAGTTTTCAGCAAGGGCGGATCGATCTACGTTTCCACCTCTTTCCGGGGCGGCACGCTGCGTTACCTGCATGTGTCCGAGTTCGGGAAGATCTGCGCCAAGTTCCCGCACAAGGCCCGCGAGATCGTCACCGGCGCCTTCGAGGCCGTGGCCGCTGATTGCTTCGTCACCATTGAGTCGACGGCAGAAGGCCGGGCCGGGTACTTCTTCGACTACTCGCAAAATGCCGAGCGGCAACAGCTGGCCGGGTCAGTCCTGGGCTTGCTCGACTGGAAATTCTTCTTCTTCAGTTGGTGGAAGAATAAAGAATACCGGCTTGACCCGGATGGCGTGACCATCCCGCAGCGCCTGACCGACTATTTCAACGAACTGCACGCCAAGCACGGGATCGTCACGAGCGACGGCCAGCGTGCCTGGTACGCAGCCAAGGAAAAGACACTCGGCGCGGACATGAAGCGGGAATATCCGTCGATTCCGGCCGAGGCATTCCAGCAGTCGATTGAGGGCGCGTACTACGCCCAGCAGTTCACCAAGCTTTATGCCGCTCAACGTATTGGCGTGATCCCGGACAACAGTCACCAGCCGGTGATGACCTTCTGGGACATCGGTGTCGGCGACTCAACGGCTATCTGGTTCGTTCGGCAGATCGGCACCCAATACCACGTCATTGACTACTACGAGAACTCAGGCGAAGGCCTGCGGCACTACATGAAGGTGCTCAAGGATCGTGGCTACACGTACTCGGAGCACTGGGGGCCTCACGACATCGAGAACCGCGAGTTCGGCAGCGATGCCAAGAGCCGTAAGGATATTGCCGAAGAGGGCTACGAAATCGACGGCGCGAAATACTCCATACGATTCCAGGTTGTGCCAAGGACCGGCGTGGATGATGGCATCGAGGCAGCGCGGGAGATCCTCCCGCTTTGCGTGTTCGATCAGTCCAAGTGCGAAGAGGGTATCGGCCACCTTGAGAGCTATCGCAAGGAATGGGATGACAACCGCGGATGCTGGAAAGACAAGCCGCTGCACGACAAGTCATCTCACGGCGCCGATGGTTTCCGATATTTCGCAGTGGCGAAGACCAAGCGCGTGCGCAAAACAACCATCCGCCCATTCTCCGGATAACTGGAATAAGCCATGAGCAATGCAGTCCGCAAGCGCTCCGCCAAAATCGAAGCGATGGCGGAGTGCTGGCCCATGATCACTGCCCTGTTGGGCGGTACCGGGAAAATGAGAGCGGCCGGTGCATCCTACCTGCCGCAATGGCCAAACGAAGATTGCGGGTTTTATGCCAATCGCCTTGGCACAGCGACACTGTTTCCGGCTTTCGCCCGGACCGTCGACGTGCTTTGCGGCAAGCCCTTCTCACGGCCGATCACCTACGGCGACGACACGCCGAAAAAGATCGTCGAATACTGCGAGAACATCGACCTGCAAGGCAGGAACATGCACTCGTTCGCCGCCAGCATCATGGAAGAGGCGATGGCCTACGGGATTTGCGGCATTCTTGTCGATTACCCGCAGGTTAAAGGGGTTAAGACAAAAGCCGACGAAGTGAAGGCCGGCGTCAGGCCCTATTTCGTCCAGATCACCGCCGAAAGCCTCCTTGATTACGACTCAGAACGCGTCAATGGCGTTGAAACCTTCACGCTTTTGCGGTTTCTGGAGTGCGTGACCGAAAAGACCGGACCTTTCGAAGAGGAAATCGTTGAACAGGTCCGCGTTCTTTACCCTGGCCGTTGGGAAACCTACCGCGAGAAAAAGAACGAGACGGGCGAGCTTGAATGGGTTCTCCATGACGGGGATAAAACAACCCTGAGCAAGATCCCTTTCGTGCCCGTCTACGGCAAGCGTCTCGGCTTCATGCAGGCCATGCCGCCCTTGCGCGAACTGGCCTTCATGAACGTCGAGCACTGGCAATCGAAGTCTGACCAGCAAACGATATTGCACGTCGCCCGGGTTCCCATCCTATTCGGCGTTGGGTTTTCCGAAGATGACGACCTGACGGTGGGTGCCGCTACCGCCATCACCTCTGACAAGATTGGAGCCACGCTCACCTACGTCGAGCACACCGGCAAAGCCATCGAATCGGGCCGCCTGTCGATTCTCGACATCGAAGATCGCATGCGCCAGGTCGGCGCCGAGCTGCTCGTCATCAAGCCGGGCAAGATCACCGTGGCGCAGACCCTCTCTGACAACGAGCCAGGCATGTGCGCGCTACAGCGGATCGCGCAGGACGTTGAGGACTCGCTCGATCAGGCCATGCAGCTCATGGCCGAATGGATCAAAGAGAAGGAAGGCGGCCATCTGTCTATCTATAAGGACTTCGGCGCCGCGTCACTTGCCGAGGCATCCGCCGACCTTCTCCTCGAAATGAACGTTGCGGGCGTGCTCTCCAACGAAACCCTGTTCGGCGAGATTCAGCGCCGCGGCATGGTCAAGGACGGCATAACCTGGGAGCAGGAAGACCTCCGCATCAAATCTCAACCAATCAAGCAAGGCGTGACGCTTCCGGGCGTTTAGCCGAACACCTACACCAGCCCTGGCAATCGTCGGGGCTTTTTTATGGGTGCGATTCCGGATGGATAGCGCCGCGCCGGGCCGGATGGCCTACCTCAGGGTTGGATGACCAGCATGAAATTGAAAATCGACGAGAACGGCCACGTAGTTGTTTCCGAAGGCAAGCCTGTTTACGTGAACGATGACGGCAAAGAGATCGCTTTCGATGCCGCTGGCACCGTGGCGACTATCAGCCGGCTGAACGCTGAGGCCAAGACGAACCGCGAGCGCGCAGAGACGGCCGAAACTGGCCTGAAAGCATTCGAAGGCATCACCGACCCTGCCGAGGCCAAAAAAGCCATGGAGACGGTGAAGAACTTCGACGCCAAGAAGCTGGTGGATGCCGGCGAGGTCGACAAGGTTCGCGCAGAAGCCATTAAGGCAGTTGAAGACAAGTACGCACCTGTCATCGCCGAGCGCGATGCGCTGAATGCGGCCTTGGTCACCGAGAAAGTCGGCGGCAGCTTCGACCGCTCCAAGTTCATCACCGACAAGCTGGCAATCCCCTCCGACATGGTGCGCGCCCGCTTCGGCGAGCAGTTCAAGGTCGAGGGCGGCGAAGTCGTTGCATACGACAAGGCGGGGAACAAGCTTTTCAGCCAAAGCAACCCTGGCGAACTCGCCAAGTTTGACGAGGCGCTGGAACTACTCGTCGAGAGCTACCCCTACCGAGACCAAATCCTCAAGGCATCCGGCGCCAATGGCGGCGGGGCTCAAGGTGGCGGGACGGCAGCGGCTGGCAGCAAAACACTCTCTCGCGCTCAGCTAGAAGCACTCCCTCCTGCCAAGCAGATGGAGGCAATCAAGTCTGGCGTCACGCTTACTGATTAAAGGAATTCATCCAAATGGCCAACACCCTTACCAGCCTGGCGCCCGACCTGTTCGAGTCGCTCGACATCGTTTCGCGCGAAATGGCAGGCTTCATCCCGTCCGTGACGCTGGATGCCACTGCTGAGCGCGCCGCGCTCAATCAGGCGATCCGAATCCCGGTCACTCCTGCCCAGCCTGCCGAGAACGTCACTCCAGGTCAACTGCCGCCTGATGATGGTGACCAGAACATCGGCAACACACCGTTCAGCATCACCAAATCCCGGATGGTTCCATTCCGCTGGACCGGTGAAGAGCAAAAAGGCGTGAACACTGGTCCCGGCTACGCGAATATTCGCCTCGACCAAGTGACCCAGGCCGTGCGTACGCTGGTCAACGAAATGGAAGTCGACCTGGGCAACCTGGCATCCGCTGCATCGCGGGCGTCTGGCACTGCGGGTACCACGCCATTTGCTTCGACCCTGGGTGATACCGCTCAGGTGCTCAAGATCCTGAAAGACAACGGCGCCCCTGGAAGCGATTTGCAATGCGTCATCGACACCACTTCGGGCGCTTCGCTGCGCACCTTGGCTCAACTGACCAAGGCGAACGAGGCGGGCACCACTGCTGTTCGTGCGCAAGGCACCCTGATCGAATTGCACGGCTTCAAAATCCGTGAGTCGGCCGGTGTTCAACTCCATGCCCCGGGTACTGGCGCCAGTTACGTGACTAACGGTGCTCTGGCTGTTGGTGCTACCACCATCCCTGCGCAAACCGGTACCGGGACTATCATCGCTGGCGATGTGGTCGCCATCGGCGCCTTCAAGTACGTCGTGGCCACCGCGCTGTCTGGCGGTTCGTTCACCATCGGCGCCCCAGGCCTGCGTGCGGCGGTCAACACCGGCTCGACCATCACCGTGGCTTCCGCCTTCACGGCCAACTTCGCGTTCTCGCGCTCCGCCATCATCCTGGCAACTCGCGCTCCAGCGCTGCCGGAAGAAGGCGACATGGCCGATGACCGCATGATGATCACCGACCCTCGTACCGGCATGACCTTCGAGTTCGCGATGTACAAGCAATACCGTCGCGTCCGTTACGAGGTGTCTGTCGCCTGGGGCTGCGTGAACGCCAAGCCGGCTCACACCGCAATCATGCTGGGCTAATCGAATAGGCCGCCGGGCAACTGGCGGCCTTCCTGGAGAGAATCATGGCTAAAAAAGAAGACGGCACCGACGATGGCGCTGCACAAGCTGCAGAGCCCATTGCTTTCGTGGCAATGGAGCGCGACCCGCGTACCTACGATGCACCGCACACCGCACAGGTCCATCCTGACGAAGTGCAGAACTACTACTCCGGCGGCTGGGTCCCAGCCAAAGAGAAAGAGGCTCAGTAAATGCTAACTGATCAGCAGCTGGCCGACGTTCGGCGCTTCATTGGCTACCCAATGCTGGGCGACACCATTGCTGACAACAGCCGCGACCTGGCTTACGGCTGGGTATCGCCTGGCACATGGCAGACGCTGTATCACCGGCTTTCAACGCTTCGACCCGAAGAAGAGGCCAGGATCGTCACGTTTCTGGCCACGCTTTCGGTGCTGGAAACGGCAGTGACAGATTCTACCGACAACCTCGATACGGATCAGGCCGCCGTTTGGTTTCACAACAAGAATGAAGTGTCGGACCGCATGAAGCTTTATCGGCTTTGGCGGCGAGAACTCTGCTCCTTCATTGGCATCGCGCCAGGCCCAAGCCTTGGAAAGGGCGGAAGCCGTATATCCAGGAGCTGACATGGACGGCGCAACACTCCAATCCAAGATCTACAAAGGCTACGGACAGGCCGCCAAGCGCATCGGCTTCGACTATCAGCAGTTCCGCGCCACCAGCGCGTTCTTTCCGCTGAATGCCAACCCGATGCAGACGATTTCCGCGTCCTTCACCACGAATTTCGCTTACAGCGCGCCGAACAAATACGGTCAGGCAACATGGCTTGGCCTGTTTGACGCGCGCACGTTCGCCCCCGGTGATTATCTGGTTGGGCCGGGCGGCACGTTCTTCATCGCTGCCATGCAGGCCACGCTGCCGATCTACTGCGTGCAGACCAACCGCATGGTTGACGTGCTGCGCGTCGGTATGGATACCAGCGTTGGCCTCGGTGGATGGGCTGGCGATACCGCTGCCAATGAGGCGCCAATCATGCAGGGCTGGCCCGCCAGCATCCTGCAGGGTACGAAAGGCGAGGCGAACCCAGCACAGCTACCGGGCGATGTACGCACCCCGTGGTGGCTGATCCTGCTTCCGGCATGGCCTGGCGTGATTTTCCGCACCAGTGACATCGTGCGCGACGAGCTGGGCCGCAAATACGTGATTTCGAGTGCTGAGCTGACCGATATGGGGTGGCGGTGCACGGCGATGCAAGTACAGGTGTGAAGATGGCGAGCCTAACCGATGTAATTAAGCAACTCGCCGCGCAGATCGCAGCTATCGCCTACCCAAGCGGCTACGGGCAACCCAGCGCCGCTGGAATCCCGGTGAAAATTTACCCTGGCTGGCCGGTACCGAACGTGCTCGACGCCGATTTGGCTGCCGGAAAGGCGCATGTCAGCGTCTATCCAGCCGGCAAGGACCGAAAGACCACGCGCAACATCGGCCGCAACTGGGTGCCGCTGGTAGCACCGACACATACGGTTGTGATGACGGTTGTCGGTGCAGTCGTGACGCTCTCCGGCACGATCAGCGCGCAAAACCTGATGATCAGCCTGAACGGCACCAGCTACGTCTATGCCATGCAGCCATCCGACACGCTGACAACGGCCGCAACCGCGCTGGCGTCTATGATCCCTGGCGCATCCAGTAGCGGCCCAGTCATCACGCTGACAGGCGCAAGCAGCGTATTCGCCCGAGTCGGCGGCTTCGGCACCGCCTACAAGGAGACGAAGCGCCAGGAACAGTCGGTGCAGATCATCATCTGGGCCGCAACACCCGATGCGCGTGATGCAGTGTCCAGCCCGATCGATTCGGCGCTGTCCGACGGCAACACCATCAATTTCACGGATGGCTCCTTCGGGATCGTCCGCTCGGCCGGGTCGCTGATGACCGACCAACTCCAGAAAGCGGGGCTGTACCGCCTCGACCTGTTCTACACGATCGACTACGCCACGACCCAGATTCAACAAGCTGCCGAGGTGATCGCCCCGGCGCTGAACGTCGTCAACGCCCAGACCGGGCTTTCTGAAATCACTCGAAACCCCTGAGGCCTGACATGGATTCCACTGATCAAGATTCTGCCGCAGCGCCGGCCCCGACTCCCGTACCGGTAGTCACCACCAAGGCCAAGACATCGCCGTTTTCGCTGACGGTGAAGTTCGCCTTCGCTGACTACCAGGTCGGCCAGAGCATCACAGACCCAGCCGAAGTGGCTGCCGTGCTGGCCGGCGAGTGCGCCGCAAACGTGCTCAAAACTTCCGCCTAAACCGCGAAAATCACACACCAAGAAACCGCCCTAGAGGCGGTTTTTTCATTGGAGGAAGCCATGCCCATCTATCAGGCAGGCAGTTTGAACCCTACGGCACTGGCCGCACCTGATATCTACGTCGGGATCGTCCCGCCCAAGACCAGGTACATAAACGGTGTGCCGACTGACATTCTCGGCATCGTGGGCGTGGCTTCGTGGGGTGCGGTTAACGCGCCAATGCTGATCGGCTCGCCCGGCGACCTGGCACAGAAAATTGGTTCGCAGCAGGTCAGAAAGTACGATTTGGCCACCGCCTGCGCGGTATCGATCCAGCTCGGCGCAACCAACATCCGCGCCGTGCGCGTGACCGACGGTACCGACACCGCAGCCACTTCGACGCTGAAAGACACTGCCGCCGCAATCGGTGCCACATTGACCGCGTACTGCACCGGCACCCTGGGTAACTCGCTCGGTGCAATTCTGGCCGCAGGCACTGCTGCTGCAAGCTGGAAGTTGACTATCTCGCTGCCAGGCTTCACGCCAGAGGTGTTCGACAACATCACCGGCACCGCTGGTGCGCTGTGGGCAAACATCGTCAGCGCAGTAAACAACGGTCAGTCCGGCGTTCGCGGCCCATCGCAATTGGTGATCGCTACCGTGGGTGCCTCGATCCTGGCCCCGACGACAACCCAGACGATCACCTTCACGTCGGGTACTGACGGCGCTACCACCATCACTGACTCGGTACTGATCGGTGTCGATGGCGTAATCGGCTCCGCACGCAAAGGCATGTACGCGCTGCGCGGCACTAACGCCCAAGTGACCAATCTCGTCGATCTGACCGACGCGACGCAATGGCCGACCATGCTGAACTACGGGCTGTCCGAAGGCTCATACATGATCACGCAGGGGCCTGCCGGAGCTTCGTACTCCACGGTCGCAACAAGTCTTGCCACTGCTGGCTGCGACAGCTACGCGCTGAAAGTGCTGGTGGGCGACTGGACCTACTGGAATGACCAGCCGAACGGCCAAATTCGGATGCTGGCACCGGCCACTTTCTCCGCGGCGAAATGTGCAGCCCTTTCGCCAAACCAGTCGCTGCTGAACAAGCCGCTGACCAATGCTGTATCGACGCAGCGAAATCTTTCGCAGCAGCCGTACAGCATCGCCGAGATTGGCGCTATCAACCAGGCGCGCCTGGACGTGATCACCAACCCTATCCCGGCTGGCAATGCCTTCGGTCATCGCTCGGGACTGAACACATCCAGCAACCAGTCCGTCAACGGTGACAACTACACCCGCATGACGAACTACCTGTCCCTGACCATGGGCGCCTCGTTCGGCGGCGAGGTTGGCAAGCTACAAACGCAAGATCAGCGCCGGCAAGCACGAAGCACCATGTCTGCATGGCTTCAAGGTCTCAGCGACGCCGGAATGATCGGTGACGTCAATGGCGGACCGGCGTTCTCGGTGCAGCTCGACTCCACCAACAACTCGGACGCCCGCGTCGCCCAGGGATACGAGCAGGCCGACGTGCAGGTCAAGTACCTGTCCGTCATCCGCTACTTCCTGATCAACCTGGAAGCAGGGCAGTCGGTCACCGTGACCGTCTCCGCAAACCCGCGCTCGTAAGAGCAAGCCCAAATAAGCCCATCGCATTGATGGGCTTTCTTTTACGGAGCATCAGTTATGCCACTCAACGGCTATTCGATGGGCAAGGACGTGTCGATAGACATCAACACGCCAAATGGCCCGCTTCGACTCCCCAAAGTAACAAAGTTCACCGCCGAGCCGGTTCTCGGCAACATCAGTGTGACCCCACTCAATGGTCCCACTGAAGAAGCTCAATTTCCCAAGAGCTGGAAAGGGACTATCAGTCTTGAGCGGACAGACTCGACCGCTGATGACTACCAAGCTCAATGGGAGGCAGATTACTTCAACGGGGTGACGCGCGCGCCATCGACCATCACCGAAACCATCCAGGAAGTAAACGGCAGCCTCAGCACCTACCGTCTCACGTCCGTCCAGCTTCAGCTTATGAAAGCTGGCGACAAGGCTGGCGATAAGACCATTGATCAAGAGTTCAGCTGGACAGCCCAGCGCCGACTGAAAGTCTCCTGACCCTATTTGCATGGCAGCCCGGCAGGGCGCGGGACTCGTCACCCCGCACGCCATGCTCCTTGACGACTCAATGACCAGAGGAAATTCCCGTGACCAAAGTTACCGTGAAAGAGACCGCCGAACAGGTCGAGGCGCCGAAAAAGCCGAAGTTCGAAACGATCACCGACAGCCGCGGGCGCACGATTCAGTTGCGAAAGCTCGATCCGCTGCAACAGGCGCGGCTGGTTATCGCCGTCGGCGGCGAGATCTCCATGAACAGCGTTTTCATGAATGGTTTCGCGCTGCCTGCAGCAATGGTGGTCTTTATCGATGATGTCGGTTTTGGATTGCCTGCGACTCTCAAACAGATCGAGTCGATGCTGTCCGAACTGGGTGAAGAGGGCATGGCAGCCATCACTGATAGCATGATCGCCAAACACAAACTGGCAGAAGCTGAAGCAATCGCCACTGCCGAAAGCGCAGAGCAGGCCGCCGCAAAAAACTAGTAGAGAACCCCGGTTTTCGCAGCGATTGTTGGCTGATGAAAAACGGGGTTCCCTTCAGCGTGCTGTTCGAATGCGAAACGCTTGAAAGTTATGAGCGAATGGCCTTCTCGGTAACTTTTTCTGAGCTGGAAGGCTACAAGTACAACTGGCAGACCGGTCAATTTGACGAGGTGAAGAGTGGAGCTTAAAAGCCTGGGCGATCTCGCTCTGCATCTCGTGTCTACTGAAGCAGGGATGCTAAAACACCTACACGAAGGCCTCGAAAAGTGCGCCGTGCGCATTGAGAAGACAGCCAAGGAAGAGATCGGGCATTACCAGTCGGCGGTTGGCCCATTCGTTGCCTGGGATCGACTCGCCGACTCCACGGAAGAGCACAAGGCCAAGATGGGTTACCCAGCCGATGCGCCGCTTGAGGCCTCCGGTGAGATGCGCGACAGCATCACGCACGAATCACACGGGCTTGAGGCAATCATCGGTTCGACTGACGAGAAGATGGCGTATCACGAATTCGGCACGCCGAAGATGCCGGCGCGCCCCGTGATGGGGCCGGCAGTGTTCCGGAACAAGGAATATATCCGCCGTTTGATCGGCGAGGCGGCAATCAGTGGCCTGGTTGGCGGCAGCCGGATTCATGCTTCACTTGGCTACGACACCACGACTGGAGAGTGAGCATGAGGCGCGACTGGGACTTAATCAGAGTGTTACTCGTTGAGCTTGAAAGCTCCGAGGGCGCTCTATGTACACGCGACGTTGAGGGCTACCCGGAAGAGGCCATCAATTACCACATGGATCTACTGATCGGTGCCGGGCTTGCTGATGGCGAGTGCAGAACCGGCATCGGCAGCGCAGGGACCACCTGCCATCTGAAAAGGCTGACCTGGGCAGGGCATGAATTTCTAGACGGCATTCGCAGCAAAAACGCCTGGAACGCAATCAAGAAGGTCGCGCAGGAGAAGGGGCTTTCGCTCTCCTTCGAAGTGGTGAAGCTGGCTGCTGCGCATGCCATCAAGGCGATGTTCTAGAGCGTCCGATGGCAGGGCTTGAATACCTAAAGCTTTTTGGATTTTATTTTTTCAATAAACTCGGAAAGCGGAGGAACCTCGTCCAGATTTACGCCTATGGCCGCAGCCTCTCTAAACACGATCGCGCTCATTAGCTCTCCTGGAGTTACCCCGAGCCCATCTGCAATGGCGGCGAACCGGCGGTACGAATCGGGGGGTACTGGAGCCAGAGTCTTTCTGCTGCCAACTGAGTTATCTCCAGGCTCTACGAAATGAAGCAGTACAGACTCCTCCTCATCTTTGGTGCCAGCCAGCGAGCTAACGCTTATGCCCAGAGCTTGAGCAATCTTAAGAACGTCATCTGGCGACGGAAGGAGCACGCCAAGCTCCATGTCAGCCAAATCATCTTTAGGTATACCCGTAGCTTCGGAGAGTTTCTTCTTGCTAATCAGCGCGTCAGTCCTGACTGCTACTAAGCGAGAAGAAAACCCTTCGTAGATTTTTAATTTATTGGGTTTCTTAGATAGCGCGCGCTGAAGATCATCAACGCTGAGGTCTAGCGCCTCGGCCAGCTTCATGATGACTTTGAGCCTTGGGCTTGCCTGGTCCGACTCGTAACGGGATATCTGGCTCCATGAAACACCAGATTTTTCGGCTAGCTCGCGCTGCGTCAAGCCAAGCTCTGCGCGGCGCGTGGCTATGCGCGAGCCAAAGGAATCAGTCATGGGAGTTGTCAATATATGGCTAAAACAATAGAGGAAATTATACGGTAAAGCGTATAAACGCAACAAAGACAACAAATGAGTTGACAGCGACAACAAACGCAACGAAACTCATAAAACGCAACAAGATAAGAGGATGCATCATGCAGGCAGCAGAGAAAAAGGTAGTGGGTGTGCGGCTAGAGGATCTGATGCGAACCGCCTTAGCGATTAAGGCTAAGCAAAACGATCGCAGCCTTAGCAAGGAAATCGTTTCGCGCCTTAGGAAATCCCTTGAGCAGGAGATGGATAATGGAAAGCAGCAGGCATAAAAAAACCCCTACGCTGGCAGGCGACGGGGCTTCGGGTGTGAAAACTTTGGACGGAGTTCACGAGATGAATAGTAGCACAGTGGTTGACATACGCAAATTTGTGGAAGCGCGCAACGGACTGCCTTTCACCACAACTCAAAGCGTCGCCGAGGCCTTCGGAAAACAGCACCAGCATGTCACTCAAAAGATCGAATCGCTTGAGTGTTCTGAGCAATTTTTAACCAGCAACTTTTCGCTGGTTGGATTCGAGCATCGCGGGAACAGCTACAAATCCTACGAAATGACCAAGGACGGTTTTATGTTCCTGGTCATGGGCTTCACCGGTCAGAAAGCGGCCGCCATCAAGGAAGCGTATATCTGCGCCTTCAACTGGATGGCAGAGCAGCTGGGGCTTTCGAGCAAGATGCTGGTAGCGAAGGCAGTCCATGAAGCGCTCGGCGCCGATGGTGCCAGAATCATCAGCAACGTGATCCGCTGTCGCGTAGCTCGGCTTGATGTCGAGCACCAGCGCAGCGCCTCGATGAAAATGTCATCAGCTCTGCATGCGCGCTTCGGCGTACCTCGCACTGAGCTGATCCCGGCCGACCAAATGGACAGCGCCTGCAACTTCATCGCCGCTTACGCGATTGAGGGCGAGTATCTGCCGAAGCAGGAAGAGGGTGGCCTGCATTTCAGCAGGTACGAGGTCAGCGCTGTTTACATAATGATGTCGCGGATATCGTCCATGCAGAAGCATCGGGAATGCCTATTCGCGGCAGGGAGAGCGCTTGGCGCTGACCCACTCAAGGCAGTTGCTGATCAGATCCGTGAGTCATACTTTTCGTTTTCGACACTAGACAAGCGTCGCGACGAAATTTACGGCATGTATCGCTCGCTGGGCAGTGACGGCGGTTACGCCATGGGGAGTGCAGCATGAGCATGGAACTCCTGACCCTGAGTATTACCGGTTCTTCGCCTCTCATGATGCATAGCGACCGACTGGCTAACCCGTTGCTGCCCGAGACTAAGGCGCATAAGGAGCTGACCGGCAAGCGCAAGAAAACAGATGACGACCACTTGGCTATCGCGCGCTCCGAGTTCATTGCCGGCGCGTACCACGATGAGAAGACTGGGTTCTTCATTCCGGGCCAGAACTTCGACGCTACCTTCTGGGCTGGCGCCAAGCTGCAAAAGCTCGGCGTCCACTGGAAGCGCGGCGCGATGGTGATGACCGACAAGGCAAAGCTGGTGTTCGACGGCCCAACTAACCCAGCCAAT